CCTGGAGCCATTGGTCCAGATCGTTTACCTTCAGGTCCATACATTTCAACTGTATCTTTTGATTTAGGGGGGCCAAGTTTTCCTAAAGTATTAATAGCTCTTCCAACTAAAGTTTTATCAAAAACATTTTTTGCAAAACCTAAAGTTTTTGAAACTGCATCACCAAAACCTCCTTTAAATCCACCCTTGCTTTTAGCTGTTTTACCAACGTTAGTTGCATAGTCTGTTAAATCAGCTTGAGCGTCATAACCAGGATTATTACTACCATCAGCATTCGTACCTTTATCTTCAGATCCTCCCATATCTCCTTGTGAGTTTAAAGACATAATACCTCCAGGGCCTTTGTTCGGTCCATCTTTTAATGATTTGTGTAAATCTTTTTTAATTAATAATTTTTTTTCTGCTTTTGTAATATATGCTAATTCTGTTTCTGGATGACTAGGTCCAGATTTCCATTTAATAGGAATATCACTTACTGTTTTTTGTTTACCAAGATAGTTTCTAACACCACCTTGCACATAATATTTAACTTTTTTTTGTTTGTCTTTATATAAACCTTTATCTATCATTATCTTCTACCATCCGGTTGTGTATCTAATCTAAACGTGCCAAGTTTCCAACTTTGATTAACAGCTGTATTAGCTACCTTTAAAGATATGGCTCTTGCTCTTGCACGAGTATCTACCTTATCAGTAGATGAAGTAATTGTAAATGGCCCTAATGGAGAACTTGCTTGAGAACTATTAGGGTAATTTTTTAATTGTAGTGTTATTTGAGTATTACCTGTTTGAGATAAAAAATCTGGTACAAATCTTCTTATTTTCATTAAATATTCTCCATCTCCTCTAAAATCAGAAACACCTGTCATTTGTCCTTGTCTAGATCTTGCTTGAGTAATATCAAAATCTCCAGATTCGATATTAGATGTAATTACATTTATGCCATTAGCTAATGCTTCATCAGTTCCTTTTTCGTGTTCAAAGTATATTGTGCTTCCTTCAGTATTGCCTACTACATCAAATGATGCATCATCGTCTGCAGTAAAACTAGTTGCATGAGGTAGACCAAATACAGAAGAATCTTGCCATGCACCTCTTGCTAAAGTTCCTGTTGTCCAAACAGGTCGTTGAGGAGTAGAGTCTAAATAGTTATATGTTACACATCTATTAATAACAGTTGAACTTTCAGTACAATAAAACCAAGTGATCTCACCAAACAAATTATTTAGTCCAACATTAATTAATTGATTGGCTGTTGTATTTAAATCATTATAAACAAAATCTTCTACTAAACATTTCATAGTTTCTAGATTACCAGAATATTTAAAGAAACCATTTTCTGAAAACCAATATGCAGCTCCATCAACTTCTAATGCAGCATTCTGTCCAATCAATCCGCAGTTTGTTCCTACTTGTTGAAAACCAAAAGTAAATGGTTGACCAATAAACCTCATAGTAAATAAAGATGTATCTGTCCAAACATAGATTGCATCCCTACCTCTAACAGCACCTACAATTTTAGACCCGTCAGCTAGTCTTTGTGTGCCTGCAGTATTAACTGCTGTTGGTTGATAAGTATTAATATCTTCTTGGTTAGAAAATCTAATAAACATTTCATCTTGTGTAGAAGGTGTTCCAATCGTTGTTTCTGTTCCAAAGAATACTAAGTGACGGTCAGGTGTAGATACTAACATATCTCTAGATGCTGTTGGTGCACCTGATATAATAGTTGCTCTATTAGTTACAGCGTTTGTTGCATTTGAGTCCCATTCAAATACTTGTGCATTATGAATTAGTGCAATTACTTTATCTCCAAAATTATCAATCGACCACAAACCTGGATCTACAACTAAATCTCCTGATGCAGCTTCACCCCATGCAATGTAATCAGAACTATTAAGTACAGTTGCGCCGTTAGAATGAGTTGCAGCTGTTGTATTTCTAACTCCTCTTGTAACACCTGTTAAAGTGTTGCTACTTATACCTGTGTATGAAATTTCTTCTGATCCTATTTGAATAAAGTTTGTTCCTGAAGTTGGAAACAAAGATGCATCTGTTAATACAATAGTAGTTGTAACAGCATTGATACCACCATTTAAAGTAGTAGTTGCTTCACCTGTTACTGTTCCACCCCAAGAAGCTAGTCCCCAACCAAAACCAGGTAATTGTTCTGCAGGTCCAACAGGATAATAATGTTGTACTCGAATACCACCTGATGTTGTTGCACCTGAACCTGTTTCATTAGAAGGCATAGTAATAGTTAAAGTAGTACCTGTTGGCACACTTGTTACCATAAATTTTTTATCATCAAAATCTGATGCTGAATAATTTGAATTAGTAATTGTCGTAAAATTATCTAAAAGAATAATATCGTTTTCTTGAATATTGTGATCTGTGCTAAAAGTTATAGTAACTGTTGCTGATCCATTCGTCGTGCTAAATGCATTAGAAAGAGTTGTTGTAGATTTAATAGGATGTATGTCATAAAATACACCACCAGTATATGCATATAAAACTCTATTTGTACCTATTATAGCGAACTTGTTACCAGATCTATTAACTAAGTGATGCAGAGCCCTTGCAGCTCCTGTAAGTTTTGATTCACCTAATTGTGACCAACCACCTATCTTCTCTGGTGTGCCATATCTAAAACGTACATTATCTCCTCCGACCCATTGTCCTTCGGCCGTGGTTTCTGTAATCTGTTTATTGAATCCAGGTTGAAATCCTATCTTTTGTAACATATGGCTCCATTATAATACTATTTTACAAATGATGGTAGACCTAACATAGGTCTTCCGTCAAATCTGTTTTTATCAGCAAATGGGCCGTTTACATGATTATAATGTAGAAATACTTGGCCACAAATGTTCCCGTCAAAAGGCTCTCGCCAATGTTCGAGTTCACAGCCACTATATACTAACATATCACCTACTTCAAGCAAGACTTTTGTGCCTTTGGGTGCGTTGGGCTTATGTATGTTCTTATACTCGTCTATGACGCTGTTAGCCCCCGTACCGTCGATAAATATAGGCCAGGGATCTCCACCAAGGTTTAATGTGGTAGATATTTCACAACTGGGTCTATCTTTATGTCTTCGTAGTTCATCACCTTTTTTATATGCTCTAGCATAAGAATATGTTGGAATAAGATTTAGTCCTGTATGTTGTTTCATTACAGGCAACATTTTAACTAATAATGTATCCATTACAAAATCACCATAACAAGAATAGGTATTAGGTATTTGTTGATCGGTCCATGTTCCAAGTATCGAGGACTGTGAATGTATGTTATTTTCATACATAAATCTTGTTGCATCTCTTTTAAGTAAGAAATAATTCAATATAAAATTAGCCATCTCATAAGACAGTGCATTCTTAATTACTTGATATTTTTTATTTTGAAATGTCTGTTCCATCTTTATGTTTTGTTTGATATTTTTTTGTAGCATTTATAAGAGTATCTACTTCTTCATCAGGTACTATTTCTATTTTATAATTTTCTATACCTAATAAACAACCTGCAATAAACCTCCTCATTCCCATACACAATCTGTACTTACCATCTTTTTCGGTACATATTAATGGATTAATTATACCATTTTTTTCTATATCTATTTTTAATTTTTTCCATTTTTCATTTCTTGTTTGAAGCATTCTACCTTCTTCTGTTTTTAAATGATCTTCTCTAAATACTATTTGATCTTTGTGAACTATCATACCACCATACACTTTTGTAAAAAATTAAAAGACACTGATATTCTTATATCATTAGAATTGTTAGGATCAACACAATGCATTAACCAAGATGGAAACATAATACATCTTCCAGCAACAGGTTCATAATGTGTTTCTCTAAATAATCTTGATGGTTTTTCTCCTTCTTTTTGTCTAGGTCTTAACATTGCAGCTGAAGCTCTTGGATCATCTATTTTTAAATCACCACAATTTTTAGGGGTTTTTATATAATACACACCAGACCATAATGAATTAGGATGTTGATGTGCTCTATTATGTCCACCAGGTGGATTTATATTTGCCCACATATTACCTAATACAGGTTCACTCTCTAAATGTTCTTGTTCGTATATTGTTTTTTGACAAGCATACAACATATCAACTAATTTTTTAAATTGAGGTAATTCATTCATGTTAGTATGTGAGTGCCAACCTTGCACATTGGTTCTAATTATTCCCTTATCTTGTTTAGACCAAGCTACAATATCTCGTTCTAACTCTTGATTAAGAGTTGGGTGTTCTATATCTGCAATATAAATAGGTGTTGGAAAATGTAGATCTCTGTGCATTATTTAAACGGTGTTC